TAAAAAAAAATAAATGGCAACAACGACTGCACAAATTACGTTAACATCTAACGATTTAACTTCTGATGCGTTAAGTTTAACTACTACTGCTACTTTAACTGATACTGGAAGTAAGGTAGGTGTTACTGAAACTAGCGGTTTATCTAGAAAGATAACAACTTCTGTTGATGAATACACTTTACTTGCTGAGGCGGATTATGCTGATGATAAAGCTCATAAAGTTTACTTAAAGCATGTTGGAACCACTGACTCTGATAGAGTGGATGTCAAACTTGCTAGTCAACATGTTGGTAGGTTATACGCTGGTGATTGGATGTTTATTCCTTGGTCTGGAGGCACAGATATAAAATTAACTCCTAATGTAGCTACTTCAGTTACAGTAGAATATATGGTTATTATATCATCTTAATATAAAAAATTAATTAAAAAATGGCGACAACAACTGCACAAATTACAATATCTTCTAGCGATCTATTAACAGACGCACTTAGTTTAACTACTACTGCTACATTATTTGATACTGGAACATCAACAGGTATTACTCAAGCTCAAGGACCTGCTAGAAAAACAACAGCATCTACAGGGGTAGTAACTTTATTTAATGCCGCTCCACACACTGCTTATGGTGCTGATAAAGCTCATAAAGTATACATTAAGAACTGCTCTACAACTAGATCTGAATATCTTACTGTTACTATTAATGCTGAAGAGATCGGTAGATTATATGCTGGAGACTGGATGTTTATTCCTTGGGGAGCCCATGATACAGATAATGATATTAAAGTTACCCCTAGTGTATCTACTAGCATGACTTTTGAGTACATGTTATTCATATCTGCGTAAATGGAACTTGAGGTAGTAAGGTTTTCTAGTGAATCAGATTCTACTAATGGAATACTATTTGACTCTAGTAATAAACTTGATGGTAAAAAATTCTTATGCTACACCCTAGAAGATGAAGAAAGAAAGAGTAAAGTTAAAGGGGAGACTCGTATACCAAATGGACGTTACAAGATTAAGGTTAGGAAAGTTGGTGGATTCCATTCAAAATATAAGAAAAGATTTAGGGCTACTCACCGTGGCATGCTTCATATTGTGGATGTCCCAGGTTTTGAATACATATTAATACACTGTGGAAACACAGATGAGCACACAGCAGGATGTCTTCTTGTTGGAGATTCTCAAGAAAACAATCAAATTATTACAAACGGATTTATAGGTAAGTCAACTCAAGCTTACAAAAGAGTTTATGATTATATAATGAAAGCTATAGAAGATGGAGAGGAGGTTAATATAACATATATTGATTTCGATAAACCGCATTCACCAATAAGTTGTTAATAAATTTTTAGGAATGTATTGTTATATATAATATATTTTATTATATTTAACTATGTGAAACATATTCTGTTTTTCATGGTTTTTAGTTTGTAAGACCCGTTGACTCCCCGTTAACGGGTTTTTCTTTTATTTAGGTAATATTATATTACTTTTTTTAGAAGATATAAAAACCCCTTTCTCTAGATCAATAGTTCCGTCTCCATACTTTTTATTAAGCTTAGAGCTCATCTTTCTTTCTTTTGTTACATTACCTTTATATCTAGCTATCATGTCTTCCTCCATTTTATCTAACTCATCTAATCTTGATTCAAGATTAATTTGCTCTATCTTCATTCTACCCAACTCATAAGCTATCATTCCGTTGTCAGCTCTTGCATTTCTTATTTCTGATACTTCTTTTTCTTCTAATTTATTTTCCATTTTATTTATTTTTATTATTTGATTTTAATTTTTCGATGGACCTTCCTCCGAAATAGGATCCCACGATTGTTATCAAAACTAATTGCAACAGATCCGTCCATTTTTCTTCGACATGAAACTCTATAGTTCCAGCATCTATAAATATAAGTAACATAGTGCACACCAGTACAAATATAAGGGTCATTGGCCTCACATTTTTACTCAACCAGCTATCTGATTTCATGTCTGCGTTCCAACGATCTGTTACGTTTTTTTGTAAATCATTTTCAGAATCAAGGAGCATCTTCTTCATTTCGTTTTTCAACTTCATTTTCTCCTCCTTAGTAGTAACTACATTATCTATAATGCTTCCAGCATCACCAACTAATTTATTTAATATTCCTTTTAACATCTTTATTTTTTTTAATTATCATTTCCACGGTCTCAACAACTTGTTTTTGAGTACCAGGCATGTAAAGATCGTAATTTTTTTTCTCTTTCACAAGTGATTTTTTAAACATCTTCCACCTTAAATTAAAAGCCTCTGTTCTAAGTCCCTTGCATTCTATGATCCAGCCTTGTTCAAGATTAACAAAGTCTGGTAGATAAGTTGCCTTAGATATTCTATTTGAAACTTTAAAGAAAACGTTCTTACCTTTACTTACTTTCTTTTCTACACAATCCCCTTCATATTTAAATGAGTCCATAACAATAAATCTAACCTTTTCATATTCAAAAGGAACTTTACAAGATGTTAAATATTGATAAGTAAATCTTTCTAACTTAGATCTAAACTTAATACCCTTATAGGTATTTGCTGTAGCATTTCTAACTTTTTTATTTCTACTTCTTCTTTTGAACATTATGATATTCTGTTAATTTTTTATATTCTTTCTCATCTTCTTGCCTATCATAAAAATGATAGAACCCATTTATTTCTGGAGCCAACACAATCTTGTCCCCATTATCTAATAGATAAGTCTTATAATCAACAAAGTAACCTATGTATAACCAAGGATAATAGTATCCTATATTGTTATGGTTTTTTATTCTTATACCGTACTGATCTATATATAAATATGCGTAACCATTTATGGTATCTGTGTGAATAACAATTTGATCTTCACATAAGCTATTATAAATATCATTACAATAATAAGTTCCGCTATCTATTTGTGCGAACATCTGACTCCCCAGAATTATCGCTATTAACATTGTTTTCTTCATATAATACAAATTTTAATTTATCCTGATTCATATAAAACATGAGCTCCCTATCCCATAGAGACCCAGGCCTTATTTTTTTCATCCCTAACCATTTAACAGACCCCTCTACATCCTTCACCCATATATAACCTATACCATCGTAAAAAGCCCATACAATACAAACGGGTCTACCCTCTTCTATCTGTTGTTTTTGACAGTGATGTAATTTTCTAACAGAAACTCGAACATAATTCTTTTCTCCTATTGATTCATTTACCCCCTTTACCTCAGCAAAAGCAATCTCACCTAATGTTTTCTCGTCAAATAAGACAGCATCTACCTTACTTAAAGATTCTAGTTCTACAAATCCTAACCTATGCTCCTTGCATAATTGCGATAGTGCTCTAGACTGCCTGTTTCTATCTATTTGTTTTTCATATCTTTTTTCTCTCATTGTCTAAAAGTATTTTCTATTTTGGTCCACACGCTGTGAGTACCACTTATTGTATCTAAAGGGCATGAGTTAGAAAAATCTAAGTACCTACCAGATCTTCTGTCATATTTAAGTTCTTCTTCCCCAGGTACACCCACAAGTTTCTGGAACTTAACCTTTTGAACTGTAAATTTAACAGAGGTATTACTTATATCCATGGAGTCATTCCTGTGTATACAGATAACATTATCTGCTTTATTAAACCAATTCTGACTACCACTTATATCATAAGCAGTTGGTTGTTTATAACCACCTCTTTCATCTCTATCCATTTTCCTAGGATGTGCTATTATAATAAACTTAAGATCATTAACTTGTTCAAATCTTCTTATCTTTGTTAAGCACTCTCCTATATAAGTAGTTTCATCCTTACCCTTAAAGTTGTGATCTAACTGATTAAATGGGTCCAGTAAGCAACCTTTTATTCCGTACCTCATTACAAGATGTTTAAACTTTGATAGTATATTATCTAAAGAGAAATCATCTTCAGGGTAGATAGCAAAGAAGTGTTCGTGTAAAAAGTTTATAGCTGTTTCATAGTCATGTATATTCATTCTATCACCCACATCAAGATCGGATGTGTTCCCTATATACATCTCTGCTAGTGTGTCAAATAAATCTCCAATAGGATAATTTTCTGGAGAAAAAACACCCCACTTCCATCCATACATAACAGATGCGTTTAACATTATTTGTAAGGCCATCATTGTTTTACCAGACCCTGGTATACCCGTCCAAACATCTAGCTCTGAAGTTCTTAAGGTGTAATGATTATTCAAAACACTGTAGCCAGTTGTTAACCCCTTCTTCTTTCCGTTATTAAATACATCAATCATATATTCTTTTTCAGAATGGACGGTAAAAACTCCGTCAACAGGGTAGGGCTCTGCGTTAGATATAGCCTGTGATATTCCTATCGGACCCTTTTTAAGTAGCATTTCATTAGCGTCCTTTATACCATCAGGTAGCTTTACTATAAAACACCTCTCCCTACCAAGTCTTCTGCTTATTTCTTCTAGTAGAACTCTTCCATTTACATCGTTATCTGTACATAAATATATTCTCTCCTTATCCTCAAAGTATTCCCAGCAACTATCAAGATAAGAAAACTTATTATTAAAGTTTTTTGTACCAGGATTAGGTGCACCATCAGGAACAGAAACGCAATTTATATAACCAGCTACTTCCATAGCTAACTTATCCATCTCACCTTCTACTATAAGAACTTCGTTACAATCATTAATATCATCTAGTCCATAGAATATCTTTTCAGCATTTTTTACTTGCTTAAAGTTCTTCTCTCCATCCCTGTACTTCACATTAATAAGCTCACCTTCTCTATAATAATTAAAACATATTACCTGCCTTTCTTTAGATACTTGAGGCATATATTCTCTCTTCTGTGTGATCTTATTTCTTTTAATAACATCTTGAGTTATACCTCTAGTGCTAAACCATTGTAATGTTTCATCAGAAAGATCTGTAGTATTACTTAATGTTGGTCTATTGTATTGGATCTTTTCTTTCTTTGTGTAAGTTTTATGAGTGTTTAATATACCACTGTCCCCACAATGATGACAAACATAAGCCCCTGTTTCACCATTAATAGCAAGACATTTTTCGTTCTTCTTCTTGCGATCATGGGAACAGTTATGGCAAACCTCTCTGACCTCGTCAGAGCTGTTTGATTTTAATTTTATTCTATCGTTCTTTAAGCTCATTATCTAAATAGTTGGTCTACATCAAAATCTTGTTTAACTTTTTCTTTTGTTATTTCTTTTTCATCTCTCCAGTATTCTCCATTTAACCAAGTTAAAGGGTTTTTTCTGTACTTAATTTCAGGGGTTGTTCTTATGTACTCTATACAAGAAGATACTATCTTACCCATATTAGTAATACTGTACCTCATAAACTTTTCCTTACACTTGTGCGTGCCTATCTTTTTATTATAAGAGTCCCAGAAAGTTTTAAATAAGGCCTCTTTTGTTTGTAGGTCTGAGTCAGATTCTTTTATAACTCTTCTTTCTTTATGAAGACTCTTTGATTTGAAGTGTGCGTCTAAATTTAAATAAGTTTGTTTACAATCTTCTTCTAGATCATACGTAACAACTACAGGCATATCGCTATACTTAGTTAATACGTGTATTGTTTTTTCTATTCTAGTAAAGCTTGTTATAGCATTACTGTCTACAGACATATTGTTTTTTAGTTTTAAATACATATAGGTTTTTAGTTTTAATTAGAGGGGTGCCTTTTAGAACACATCGTAGGTCGTGGACATGACTTATTATAAACGTCTACTAAAGACACCCTTCTATGTTTCTTTAATAAAAAAAGGGAGGCTCTCACATGCTTAGCTAACACCTCGAGGTTGCTTTGGGCCCAGACACATGAAAGGGTTAAACCGAAAGCTTACATGTACGAATGAGAAAATCATATCTACTTATATCGAGCACCTCCCTTTAGTTATTGATTAAATTAAAATGGTAATGGTTCTTCAACCTTAGACTCTGTTTTAGCCTCTGGTTTGAAGTCGTTGATTTTAACATAGTGAGTCTTACCATACTCATTCTCACCATCTCTATTAGCACACATAGTAAGGTTTACATATTTCTTACCTTTGTACTCATAAACGTGATCCTTAATTTTCATTAAGTCAACACTAAAGTTAACGATAGATCCTCCATCATCAAACTTTTTTTCTTTACCGTTTCCACAGTATACAGTTTCATTTTTTTCCATAATTAATAATTTTATTTGTTAATAATACTTGTTAAATCGTCAAGCTTGCTCTCAAGGTTTAGTAGACGAAGGTGAAACATCCTCATTGTCTCCCCATGATCATTTAAGTTAACGGATTTATTATCGTGGTTTGTCTCCACCAAACACTCCATTATAGAGTGGTATTTGTTTTTATAAATTCTGTCAAATTTAATATCCATTTCGTGCATCTTTAAGGCATGTAAAATAGATGAGTGAGATTTATAACCTAAGCTTTCGGCTATTTCTTCTAAAGATAATTCTAAAGAAGATCTCATTACGCTACAAGCTGTGTTTCTAGCTTGAACAATCTCCCTTCTTCTACCAGAAGTAACCATTAATTCTTTTGGAGGTATTCTATGAACCTGACCTATAATAGTTACTATATTGTTAAGCCTTTCTGTAGCTACATCATCCTTTAATATTAAATAATTTTCTAAAATTTTCTTCATAATTTTCGGTTTTTAGTTTTTTCATTATTTGGTTAGCACTTTTACAAGGGAAAAGCTCAGGTGATCTCATATACTTTCTTAGTGTTGGTAATGATATTCCTGTTAATTTACTAACCTCTTTTCTAGTAATTTTATTTTCCTTCATTGTTCTTGTTAATGTATTCATAGCTTTAGTTTTAAATTATTTCTTGGTGAATATAATCGTAAGGGTCCTGATCCTTATTTATAAAATATGTTTTATAAACCTGTAATAAAAACTTGTATTTATCTCTACCTGTTTCTAATAGTTCTGGTCCACATATATAGATGCCTAAGTTAAAAGGTGGTGATTTCTCTATAACAATAAATATAAACCTTTCAGCCTTAAGTCCATCAGAGTAATATGCAGACTGACGGTCATAAGAATATTTTTTTACAGAATACTTAAAGCCACTTGGACTAGCATCTGTAGTTGTTTTTATATCAACTAAAGTTTTTGTATCATTATTCCAATAATCAGCCTTACATTTACATAAAACATCTACATCCTCATCTCTCCAAGCTTGAGGTAGTTCAGCCTCTCCACCAGATAGTAAATCCATACACTCATGAGACGAAAATAATCTATTTCTCATTCCAATTAAAGATCCATGATCATCTTTTGTTAATATAGTGTTACCCACATTGTCCTCGTTAAATTTAGATATAATCTCTTTACCCTCTTTTGTTCTTTTATTTACATCAGGCTCTACAACAACTTGTTTGTCAAATTTTTTAGGTTCTAACATACATAGGTGAAAGGCTCTACCAAACTTTAAAGCCTTTGTTTCAGGCCTTAAGCTAGGGTTATTGCGATAGTGATCGTAGTGAGCTGGACTTTTAGAAAGTAATCCCAACTGAGAGTTAGTAATATACTTAAAGTCCCCGTAATAATTTTCGTCTGAACGAAACTTTTCTATATCTTCTTTATACATATTATAATTGTTCTTCAAGGGTTGATTTCTGTGCATTAGTCATGTCATATTTGTGCATATGTTCTTTAACAAGGTCTGGGTGACCATCTGCTATAGATTTTAACATAGCCTCAAACACTTTAGTTGTCATTTTCTTTTTACCCTTTGGCTTTGTTTTTACAGATTCTTGTGCTATAGCCATCTGAACTTCATTAGCAGATGCTACACTTGAGTCAATACCTATACCAAAATTAGCTAATGCTCTACCCCAAGCAGATGTCTCACAATTTTCTACATGACTTGTTTTATTTATAAAACTTGAGTTCTTTGTTTCATGTGCATGTCCAGTAGAGACAATCCTACCACTAGGATCTACAACGTTTGCTACCATCACACACTGATCACTTGTGCATTCTATAATTTGAGTTGTTAACGAATAATCTTTATAGTTATTTCTAAAGTATTTCAATCTTTCTGATACTTCTACATAACTTTTCCCTTTGATGTTTATGGTTTTTAAGTTTGACATATTTTCTTTTTTTAAATTAAATTATACACAATAATAATAATATTTTTTCACTTTCACAATATTTATGAAAGTTTTTTTTAGTTTACCACTTATTATTTTCTGACTTGATCTGTAAAATACAGTTATATATAGGTTTTTTATTTTCTATTTTTTTTAAATAAAGATTAATTCTATCCTTATTTAGTCTCTGAACTTTTGACTCTATCATTTCTTTAGCTTTTTTAGAAACCATATAATGAGTTTTGCCGAAGCCTTTTTTGTTTTTTAAATTTTCTATTGTTTCTGGATCTTGTAGAGACTTTGTTAATATTCTTTTTAATTTTATTTCATTAACGTAATCTGAACACACAGATCCTGACATATTACTACTTGGGCTAACTGCCTTTGTTAGTCTTGAGTTATCTATTTGTCTTTCCATTTTTTAAGTATTTTAATTTGTTCATCATTTTTATATTGTACCATGTACATAAGTGCCACACTTTCTTTTTTAAAAAGCTTTATATCTGGGTTTGCTCTATACATTTCCTCGCTAATATCATCCCAACAACTTTCAATAATCTCCCCATCTTTAATAGTATAATAGGTGTCCCCCTCTTTAAATGGATACACTATACACTCTTTGATCTTTCCGTAGTAATAGTTAAAGTGTTTATTAGCATCGCTTAGAACTCCCTTTCTATATTTCCTGCCATAGAACTCATCATAGTTATCTTCAAATACTGCCTCATCTCCATATATTTCTTTTAATTTATCATTAGCCAACTCTCTCGCTAACTGTTTTGTTTTTATTTTTATTTTCATTTTATTTAATTTTAGTTAATCTATTTATTATATCCGTGATCAATAAAAGTACCCCTCTTATGTATATTAATATAAATAACGATACATAAAATATTATAAAGTACAGACCTATATCTCCCACTACTTCCCAGAACCCTCTCATTTTGTTTTATTTAGTTCATTATTGCTATATACCCCTAATAAATTATTAGTTAATGTTTCATATTCATCATACACTTCATTATAAAAATCGTGTGCCTTTTCTGTAAACATTAAGGTGTCTTCTTGCCCTACCTCACTTGAGTATGCAAATGTTTCTTCCCCAAATCTTTCTTCTGTTATTCTTGTTGCTAATTCATCTATGTACTCCATAAATATTGAATTATCTATATATATTTTACTCATAATTTTTAGTTTTTAATTATAATTTTCTTGCATTCTTAATCAAAGAATAATGATTATAAGTATCATTTAATACTTGTTCTATATCTTCCTTGTGTTCACTATTTAATAGTAAATCTATTAACCATTCTAATTCTCCATGAGGATCAGAATTATCTGTTCTAAACCACTCTATATAATTGTCTATTTTTTTCTGTAATTCATTCTCATTTGGTTGAGAATTTGCGTATTCTAAATCGTTTCTTGTTTTCATAATTTTATTTATCTGTTAATTGCACTCTTACATATTCTCCGTTCTCATCTTCATCTATATCGGCTACATTATATTCATCTGTTTCTATAATATCATCAATAAGAATATCTCCATGTAATTTAAATAATTCTTTTTTTATTTTTAATTCTACTATATCGTTACCATAGTAATCTTCTATTTTTATTCTCATAATTTTATTTATTTAGTTTTTAATTTTATTTATTTAGTTTTTTCATTCTCTCTAAAAATAGTTCAGTATTTGTTATAAACTGATCTACATCTTCGGACATTGAGTCCATTATATTACTTACTCCTTTTTTTTGTTTAAGTTTCTTGATATGTTCTTCGGCTAGTCCTTGCCCAAAGATTTTTAAATATTCATTTGTTGTCATAGTTATTTAGTTTTTAGTTAATAATTCTGGTTTATTTTCTTTTATCCAATCGTAACATCTTTTCTCATTCTCTGCAAACAACATGGATTGCTTTACATAATCTACTTGCCCATCATCATCTAATACTGCAAACTTTGAGTAGAGATAGTGTTTGATTTTATTTGAGTCAATAAAAAATACTTTCTTCTTATTGTGTATTAATTGTTTTCTAAATTGATATAGTTTCATGGTTTTTAAGTTTTTAGTTAATCTAATATAGCAAATAATTTTCACTTATCCAAATTACAGATGTTCTCATACTCCAAACTTTCTATAATTTGTTCTGTTGATAATGTGAATAAGAACATTTTGTAATCGTTATTAAATTGTTCTCCCACAATCTTGGGTAGCCTTTTCCTTTTGGTAACCCTTAGTAATTCGTTTACTAATTTTAATTTTAATTCCATAATTTTATTTATTTAGTTTATAA